CTAAAGATAAAACTTTTTTACCCTCACCAAAAAATGTGTCCATTCCCCTATCAAACTTAATATCCTTATCACTATCACTGTACATTTCAGCTGTTGTAGGTTCTGTTGATGCGTCTTTTATGAGTTGTTTTTGTCTCGCTATTGCAGTGTTTATATCATTTATTTCAGATTTAGCGCCAGCTACGAAGACATCAGCTCTGTCCTGTGTAGGTTTCATTAATTGTTCTGAAGTTCCATACACTCTTTCAATTGCCAGATTTTTTTCATTCTCACTTAAACCCCTAAGTAGAGTATCTCTAATGATTCTCATGTCTTTCTGTTGAGTTTCCTCAACAGTTAATGATTTTTCAGCTAACTGACGGTCAGTAAGCTTTGCCTTTTTTTGGTATTCTTCTAAGGCAGCTTGAAGGGCTTTCGGGTTATCTCCTATTGATTTTACTAAATCATCTGTTTCAAATCCAGGAATTCTTAATTCTAACTTTCCTCCTTTACCAATTTCAGTTAAAGATTTTACTAAGTTCATTGACTCTTGTGGTATACCTGAAATGTCAACTCCTTGTGCCAACATTTTGTCACTAATGAATTTTTGTTTTGCAGCCTCTCTACCAATTTGAATGAACTTTTTGTAGTCCCCATTTATTGCTTCAACAGATGCCTTTAATCTATCTCTTTGTAGTGCATCTATTGTTATTTCGCCTGTCGCATCATTTACCTTAAATGCTGATTGTGCTAGATTAATAAATGAATCTTGTAGTTTCCCAACATCATTTCTTCCTGCATTTAAAAGTTGTGTGAAATTTGTTAAATCCGAACCAAATCCACCAATCATACTAAGTGTTTGTGCCATTTCGATAGCCTTTTCAGGATCCAACAAATTATCCATAGTTTGTTCACTAACTATATCCCCCAATTCAACATTCAAAGACTGAGCCTTTGCTGTCATTTGTGTTAGACCGTCAACCCCACCTTTAAACGCATAAGCGTCAACTAATTGTAAATTCTTATTAACACCCTCTAATAGTTTTGCTGCGTCAAGTCCAGACTGTCTTGCAATTTTTGCAATCTCTGCCATTTTTTCAGCACTTTTTGTTTGGGATTTGAGTAATCGAACAAATGAACCTTCTAATTTACCCATTTCTTTTGAAGCAATACCTGTCGTTTTTGAAAGTGCAACCATCTGTTCAGTGGCAGCAATTGAAGGTAAAGTCATTTTACCCATATCTGAGTTAAGATTTTCCACGACATCCGTCAAATCTGTAAATGATCCGCCAAATTTTACAGTTTCCTTGTAAGAACTAATTAAACTATTTCTAAGTTTTTCTGTACCAACAACCATTCCTGATGTGATAGTTCTATTTAACTTTTTGGTACTATCTTCCATTGCGGTAAGACTGTTCAGTGTTGTTTCAACTGCATTTGTAACCCCTTTCTTAAAAGCCGCTTCAAGGTTCTTTAAAATATCACCATAACCGGTACCGGCCTGGTCAAATTCATCTAAAATAGTGTCAGCAAAAAGTAACATGGATTAATTTTATATATAAATACGCAAAACTATTTTTTATTGAACTCTTCAATTAGTTTGTTTACGAAGTATTTTCTTTCGTAAGTCGGTACTTTAAGTAAGTCTTGATATGAAAAATGACCGTATTTTATTAGATAATAAAACTCATCTAATAAATTAATTTTATGATTGGAAGAAAGGCCGAAAAAATTCAACCCCAAAGGACAGATTAACTGTTACCTTTTCTCCTGACGGGGCTGTAATATATCTTGTTAAATCTAATTGTGGTTCACACTCTTTGATAAATTTTTTAAGGTCTTTAGAGTCTGAAATTGGCATGTTTAAAATAAATTCAGATATTTTAGACTTGTCTGTAATCCCATCAATTTCAACTATATGTTTTTCTAATCTTTTAGTCACTACAGGTGCAACCATATTTTGTGGGTAACTATCAGACAAAGTATCTATTTCTTTTTCGTCTTTTAAATTTAATAATCTAAATTTTACATTCTTTTTAGTCTTAGGTAATTGGAAATTAAAAAATCCATCTTCATTAGGTTCGTGTATTGCTTTTTTAACATTTAATTCTTCTAACTGTAAAGTAATATCGAATTTTTTATTTGTTGCTGGATCAGTAACAGAAAAATTATATTCAGAACCAAATGAAGTATTTCTCAAAAATATCAAAATAGCTTGAACGTCTACATTCAATAACTGATTAACATCAAACCCTGGTTCATAAATTTTATTTTTCAATAAACTATAAACAATACCATCTGAACTAATATTTGGGGACATTAACATGTTCTCGTCGTTGGCCGTTAAATACCCAACTTTTAGAGATTCTTTTTTTGGTCTATAAAATAAACCTTTAGTTGGTAACTTCACAACATCGTGAGGTAAGTTGAAGTCCATTTGACCATAAGATTCTGCACTATTCATAATATTTTTATTTTAAATATACTTTACAACATATTTTTGTAAACAAAAAACCCACCTTGTGAGTGGGTTTTATACATTTTAATTTTATTATTTTAGTAAACCAAAATACATCTATCAGGTCTTAGTGTTGCGTCTATAGTCATGATATCATCCTTGTCATAACCTACGTCTCCAAACTTAACATCAGTTAAAAAACAACCTTGTAAAATCCATTTTTCAACGGCTACTCCTGTTGGGTCTAACATTTCTAAGTCAACATCTTTTTTATAACCCGCAGCATAACCCATACGTCCTGTAACGGACTCAGCGTGTAATCTTACCCACTCCATAAGTGCTTGTGCAGCTGAAGGTCCGATTGGGTCACGGAATTTCACACTGATAGTTTCCCACTCGAATCTACTAGCAACATAAGTTTTAGTGTTCAAGAATGGAATATCCTTTGATTCAATTTTGATACTTGGTCTTGATGTACTTTCAACGTACCAAGAGTTAATCCCTAAAGATGTAGGGAAAGTCAATATGAATCGGTTAGCTCTTTTAGGTTCATACTGAAAGGGCATTTTCATTAACAAATCAGCCATTGTCTAAATTTTTGTTTTTTCTTTTATTTTTATATATAAATATATTCAGAAACAATTTTTTCTATTTACTTTAATTATATTTAGAAATATTCTTTAACTAGAACTAGAAAATAATTAATACTCTTTCTTTTCTCCTCCTTTAGTTAAATATGTTCTTACTGGTCCTTCTGGATATTCTTGACTTAAAAAATCCCTCATTTTCTCTATATTTCTTGGGTCGTCATCTGAAAACCCTATTTTTGGTGTGAACTCTTGGTTATTTATATCATTCTTAAAATAAGCCTTTTTCCCAATCTCCGCCGCTAAATCTTGACAATAAACTATAAATTTTCTCATTGCAACAATTTTTAACTCCTCAGGGTTCGCAGCACTTCCTTGTCCAAAAGTTACAGGTTCATATACACAAAGGTCCAAATATTCGTCAATAAGTTCTTTATCTGAAAAATTTACCTCTATTTGTTCATTTATATTTTCTTCCTCTGAAAAGAAGTTTCTATATTTTTTAAGGTTTTCTATTAGGGTTCTACTGTTAATACCATTATGGTTACTCACAATAAAATTATAAACACCTTCTCTTAATGCTGATGGATTATGACCCCTTGCAGTTATAATTGCAAAAACTGAACCACCGTTTATACATTCAACAAAATCATTCCAAGACGGACCTGGTTTTGCTAACATCGAGTCGATGACAAATCTTTTGTCCCCCATTTCTTTAAAGAATCTAAATGGTTCTTTTGCATAACCAACAACAGTAGTACCCTTATAACTAAATGGTTCACTACCTATTTGGTGTCTGTGTTCAGCAAAATCTTCAGTAGACATACCTACTTCTTCTTCATTTTCAGTCATTACCATAATTTTGGTTGACATAAAAACGATATTATCGTCCCAATCAAAGGCATAATATTTAGTGTCAGGTGTACCTGAATCATCAATACCTTCATTAACTACTCTTTTTAAGTAATTGTAAACATATTTTTTAATGTCCATTATTTTCTTAATTTTTTAAGTAAGGTTTCTAATTGAGACTCAGTGA